GGTGTATTTTTCTTACAAGCTGGAGAAATAAAGTTAAAGGGCAATTACGAAAGCGAGAAAAAATGCAGCAAAGTAAAAGAATACAAATTAAGTCCTGAGGAGTTGCAAGTCTATTTAAAAGAACTAGAAACAAAAAAAGTAAAGAAAAGGGGTGAATAGTAATGGAAAAAAATATAATCGAAGTGAAAAATATAAAAACTGGAGAAGTATTAGAATTTACAGGCCAAAATGCAGTAGCGAAGTATCTTACAGGTGTATATGGCAAGAAAATATACGCTGGAGCTGTAGCATCAGCTATAAGACAAAGCACTCCATATAAAAATACATGGGAAATAAATTTCATAAAAAATGCTAATAAAAAAATATGCGATTATTGTGGCAAAGAATATACAAGTAATAGAGCAAATCAAAGATTTTGTAGTAATACTTGTAGAGAAGAATATCGTGCATGGAAAAAAAGAGGACCAGCGATAAACAGTGAGGCGAAAATAACAAAAGACAAAGAAATATTAGTACATAAATTAGTAACAATGTTAGCACCATACAGAACAGCAAAATAGGAGGAAATATGGAAGAGAGATATGCACTAAATAAAAATGGAGAAGGATATGCAGATAACACAGCATATAAAGCTATAAGAAATGTAAGTATGACAGAAAAAAATAAAACAAGTAAGCAAAGAGTAACAGAAGCAGAGGAACAAAAGGCCCTAATACAATGGGCCAAGTTCCAAGAAAAGAAATATCCAGAACTTAAAATGATATTTCATTGCCCAAATGAAAGCAAGAGATCAGCTAGATACGGAGCAGAATTAAAAAGAATGGGTATGGCGAAAGGATTTCCAGATTTAGGACTATTAGTACCTAATAAAAAATATGCAGGATTATTCATAGAATTAAAAGCAGATAAAACAAAGAGCATGACAAAAGAACAAAAGGAATGGCTAGAAAAACTAAATAGTTACGGATATAAAGCTGTTAGATGTAATGGCTCAGAAGAAGCTATACAAGTTATTAAAAGATATTTAAATATATAAAGGAGAGTGAAAAAATGAATAAAAAAGAAAATACAATAAAATACTTCATGAAGGCATCAGAAAATGAGGAATTATTTACAACTATCGCAATGGAAGAATGTGCAGAATTAATTCAAGCAATAAGCAAAGCAAAACGAGGCAAATTGGATGCTGACAACATGGCAGAGGAAATAGCTGATGTACTAATAGGAATTGAATGGCTTAAAGAATTATATGATATTGATGCTTTAGAAGTACAAAAGTGGATAGCATATAAACAAAACAGAATCGCAAAAAAACTGGAAAATAGGGGGTAAGTATATGGCAGAGCAATACAGAAAATTAGGTGATAAAGATGAAATGTAAATACTTTAAAAAAGAAACTGGCGATAAATACTGCAGCAACTATTTAGGACCACAAATAGTAGGAGCATATGGAGAAGGAACGATTATAAAACATAACTGTAAAGATAAATGCAAGTATATTGATTGTAAGAAACTTGAAGAATTACAAGGATTAAAAAGGGGATGATTAATTGATATTAGCAAGATACAAAGAATTAGTCGAACTGGCTAAGAAATACATAGAAAAGGGATATAGCACATTGGAAGCAATTAAATTAGCTGAAAAGGAATTGGAGGGACTATATGAATAAAAGAATAAAGATAAAAAAGGGCATCTGGCATAAAGAATGTGATTGTAGATGTGATAACTTTATAAGAATTTTAAGAGGAAGTGCATTATTAGTTTTTAATTGCAAGAACTGCAATTTAAGACCAGAGAGGGTAAGAAATGTAATATTGACTATGTTAGATGAAGATGAAGAAATACAAGAGTATACATATAGAGAAGAAGCTATAAAGACAATGTATAAAGAGAGAGTAGTAAATCCGATTATTAATGCTATGAAAAATCATAATTATAGAAAAATAATATTACCAATATATGTACCAGGAGTAAAAATAAAAGATATAGATATTGAATTTATGAAAAGACAAATTGAAGCTAAAAAATTAGAGATAATCAAATTTGAGTTATCCTCAATACAATATAGATACACATATAACATGGTTATAGAAATAAAAAGAAAAGATGTTACTATATATGATCATCATAAGCAAAACAATACAATTCATTTGATAGGAGGAAAATAAAAAATGAGAGAAATTAAATTCAGAGGATATGACAAATTCGATAAAAGATGGGTTTATGGTTATGGATTACATCAATCAATTTTTATAGATGGTTCATCTAATGCATACATAACAGCTGGTACTAGAGAAGTATTTATTGTAGATAAGGAAAGTGCTGGACAATATACAGGTTATAAAGATGCTAACGGCAAAGAAATATATGAGGGAGATATAATAAGATTAGAAGGAGTAGACGATAGAGAAATAGGTTCAACGTGGGAACATATAGGAAAAATAGTATATAAACGAGGAGCATTCTTTGTTTGCTATTTTGATTATTATGCAGATGGAGATGAAGAATTGATATGTGATGCCCAAGTTGAATTTGGTACAGTTATAGGAAATGTGTACGAGAATAAAAACTTATTGGAGGAAGAATAATGGAAGATAGAAAAGAATCAATACTAAACACAAAATATAAAGGAGATGATAAATATGTACATGTTATTATTGGTAATTGGATATGCAATTGTATATATAACTGCAGGAAATCCGAGTTTATATACTTTAAAATGGTTAATGGTAACATTAGGATTTTTCTTAATTTATTTTGCTGGAAGAATGAGTAAAAAAACATTTTAGGGAGAAATTTATGAAAAATGTATTAGAAATAATCATAAAAATAATAGTCGGTGCTATAAGACTTTTATTATATGCAATAGCTATAGTTTTTACCATTACGATGGGTTTTATGATTTTTATAAAATGTGAAATAATAACGACCATTTTAGAAGTAATAATAGGATTTTTTACAATAGGAGCTTTACTATTCGTCATATATTACTTAGGTGATGAAGTTGTAGAAAAATTCAAAGAAAAATGGTTGAAGGTTGTTGGTGTGTTTTAGATGAAGAAAACAAAAAGATAGAACCATTATGGAGTGAAACAGATATTAATACTGTAATTGGAAATATATACGAAAATAAAGAACTACTGGAGGTGGAATAATGAGTAATGATTTTTTTAAAAAATGTGAAAACTGTAAAAATTACGTAAATAATGAATGTAAAATCTTTTTACTAACAAACATACACCAAGCTTGTGAACATTGGGAAGAAAAAATATATACAATAAAAGAAGTATGTGAAAATTCTAAAAAAGAAATAGAACAAATAAATGACCCAGTTAACCATCCATCACATTATACTGATGGAAATATAGAGGTAATGTAATTAAATATGTTTCTAGAGCTGGATTAAATAAGGAGACAGATTAATGGAAGATAGAAAAGAGTTAATAAAAGCACTTAAAGTAATTCAACAAACTTGTAAATCTGTTACAGGTAAACAATGTGATGATATGTATGAATCAGGTAACTGCCCTATATATGATATACTAGGTAGTTGCACTTTAGAGGATGTTCCAGAAGATTGGTACATAGAAGAACATGAATAGAGCAATAGCAGATGCAATAATCATAGTGGTTATTGGTGCATGGATAGTAAGTAGATTATGCATGTAAGATACAAATAATTGACATAAAAAAAGGAATGCTTTCACATTCCGACAAATTCCTTAATAATATTATAACAGGAGTGTGGGAGCATGGCTAGTAAAACAATAGAAAAAGATAAAACATTTTCAGATGCAGAAGGTAAGTTATACAATTATAATTCTATGAAAATAGAATTAAACAGTCTAAAAATAGATTTAGAATATTTAGAAATAGACTATAAGGGATGCAAAGCTATTAGCTATGCTGACGAAAGAACAGGACAAACAAATAACATAAGCAATACAGTTGAAAATGAAGTACTTGCAAAAGAGAGACAAATAATAGAAATAGAAAATAAGATACATAAAAAAGAGAGACAAATTAGAAAAATAGAAAATGCACTAGAGCTGCTAAAAGAAGAAGAGAAAAGACTTGTTAGTTTTAGATATTTCTCTAATAGAAAAAAAGCACCAAGCTGGCTAGATGTAGGAGAGGAAATAGGTTACTCAGATAAAAAATGTAGAATTATGAGAAACGATATAATAAACAAAATAAAATCACTTATATGATTTCCGTAAAAGTTCCGTAAAGTTACCTCATAATTTCCGTAAAAGTTCCTTTTTTGGACAGAAAACTATAGTATATTTGTATTATAGGAAAATATAAAGGTTGTTTTCTTTACGAACTCTTATTGAATGTCAGATAGCCTGGTAACCTATTTGACTAGTATAATTGCTACAGTTTTTTTAAAACATTGGTTTTTTCTTGGCACAGACTTGTGCCCTCCTTAAGTATTAAGTATATAATTAACAACTTAGTTATGACAGGAAATGGCTGGGGGTAAAACCTCAGCAACGTGCAAGTAATGGAAATCACTCCCCCATGTGATACAGGTTCGAATCCTGTAGCTTGCTAATTGTAATTACTATCATACAACAACAGAAACAGATTTTAATCTCATACTCAATTTGAAAAAGAGCCCTTCATGGGCTCCTTTTGTTGTGCAAAGAAAGAGTTGATCTAAATGAGTAGAAAAATATTTCAAAGAAAAGAGTATTCAATTTATAGATGTAGTGACGGATTTGTTGTACATAATACAAACAAGAAATTTGAAAACGGGCATACACATGTAAATAATTTTTATAAAGCTAAGATACTGGTTATTATGGCTATAAAAAGAGAGATAGACGATAAGCTAAGTAAAAGAGATATAGAAAGTCTTATTAGATTAACAAATGATAATAGATATAGAAATAAATTATTAGAATTAGAAAGGAGTGGTATTAATGGCGAAATTGACAGCTAAACAAAAGAAGTTTGTAGAAGAATACTTAATAGACCTTAATGCCACTCAAGCGGCTATTAGGGCTGGATATAGCACGGAATCAGCAAAAGAAATTGGTTGTGAAAACTTAACGAAACCTAATGTAAAAGCTGAAATAGACAAAGCTATAGCGGAAAGAAGTCGAAGGACAGGTATTAATCAAGATAGAGTTTTAAGGGAGTTAGCAAAGATAGCATTTGTTAATCCTGGAGATGTAATAAATTTAAATCAAGCTACTGTAAAATCAGATGCAAAAGAAGAAGATTTAGCAGCTATAGCAAGTGTAAAAATAAAAAACATACCAACAGAAGATGGAGAAATAACAGAAAGAGAAATAAAACTATGCGACAAACTAAAAGCATTAGATTTACTCGGTAAACATCTAGGAATATATGACAAGAAAGATGCTGAGGATAAAAACCTAACAATAACAATCAATAAGGCAAGTGAAAAAAATGGAAATTAATATAACTTGCAATGATCACTTTGAAGATTTTGTTTTAGATTGGAATTATAAATTTTATTTTCTTGTTGGTGGTTATGGTAGCTCTAAAAGTTATCATGTGGTCCAAAAGCTGCATCTAAAATTATTACAAGAAAAGAGATTAGCATTAGTTGTAAGGGAAGTATATGACACTATACGAGATAGCTGCTTTTCACTTTTACAAGATGTAGCAGTAGATATGGGGATATACGATATGCTTAAATTTAAGACATCGCCAATGCAAGTAACATATCCTAATGGAAGCAAGATAATTTTTAAAGGTATGGATAAACCGGCTAAATTAAAATCCATCAATGGTGTATCTATTATATGGGTTGAAGAATGTTCCGAGGTTAAATATGAGGGCTTTAAAGAACTTTTAGGACGTTTAAGACATCCTACACTCAGTAATCACATTATACTTAGTGAAAACCCTATAGAAAAGGCTAACTGGACTTATAAGCATTTTTTTATTGATGAAGAAAATAATAAGAAAATACTTGATGATGAAAAACTTTATATTGAAAGAATTATCAAGACAAATAATACATACTATCATCATTCCATTTGCGATGACAATTATTTTCTACCTCAGGACTATATAAAAGAGCTTGATAACATGAAAGAATACGACCCAGATTTATATAGAGTAGCTAGACAAGGTAGATTTGGTATAAATGGTACTAAAGTATTACCGCAATTTGAAATGATGGACCACGATTTAGTTATGGCCAAAGTAGGTTCTATACCTTCTAGATTTTATAGAGCTGGTATGGACTTTGGATTTGAAACTTCATACAATGCATTAGTTAGAATTGCTATAGATGATGTGAATAAAGATTTGTATATTTACTGGGAATATTATAAAAATCATATGACAGATGATAAGACTGCTAAAGAAATAGATGAATTTAGAGTAAATAAAGAGTTAATAAGAGCAGATAGCGCTGAGCCCAAGACAATTAGATTTTATCAGCAAGAAGGTTTTAAAATGGTTGGAGCTAAGAAATATCAAGGCTCTAGGCTTCAAAATACTAAAAAAGTAAAAAGATTTAAGCATATATATTGCTCAACTAAATGTGTTAATGTAAAAAAGGAATTGAAGGATCTAACATATAAGCAAAATGAAAAAGGTGAGAATATATATGATGAATTTAACATAGACCCTCATACTTTGAGTGCTATTTGGTATGCATTAGATGGTTATGAGGTTGCAGATTATAAAAGACATTATCACAGTAGATAGAAAGGAGGAAACAAGATGCTTAATAGTTATCAAGAGTTTGTTACTGCTGAACTCGCTGGATTATATGGCTCGGCAGTATTACAAGAAATGAACGATATACTAAGACTATATGACATATACGAAGGTCGAGAAAATTTTATAGACAAGTCAGAAGAAAAAGACTATACACAGACAGAAAAAAGAACAAATCTGATTAAAAAGCTTATAAAAGAAGAATCTAGATTTTTATTCGGTAAGACTCCAGAGTTATACATTCAGCCTAAAAATGATACTGATGCTGATAAAGATAAAGCTGGAGAAATAAATCTTTATTTGAATAAAATATTAAAAGATAATCTATTCTCAGAAAAACTTGTAAAAGGTGCTAGAGACTGCTTTATCGGCAAAAGAGCTGCTATTAAATTATATGCTAACCAAGATACAAAAGAGATTAGGATAATGTTTTTACCTAGCTTGGAATTTATCTACGAGAGTGACGAAGAAAATCCTAACGAACTTAAAAAGATAATATTCTTCTATCAGACAAATAAGGAAGTTGAAAAAGATAAGCAACGTATTTGGAAGCAAAAGTATGAAATGATAGATGGAAGATGTATTCTTAACGAAGGCATCTACAATGGTAATGGGATATTAATAGAGCCTATAAACGTAGATGTAGACTTACAATTAAGCGGTATTCCTTGTTATGTGGTAATAAACGATGGACTAAGTGGAGACCCGTTCGGAGAATCTGATGTAAAAGAGCTTCTAGACAATCAAATTCAATACAACAGACTATCCTCAGAAGATGTAGACACACTTAGAAAAGGTATGGATAGGATTATTTATGGTGTCGACATAGACCCAGAAGCATCTGAAAAATTTCAACTAAAGCCTGGAGCATTTTGGGACGTACCAACAGACCCTACAGCAGAAGGGAAACAAGCTGCACTAGGTACAATACCGACAGACTTTGGTTATGGAGACAAGATAGAAAACTCATTAAAACGTATTAAGTCAGATATGTACGAGATGCTAAATATACCAATGCTATCAAATGACGAGCTAAAAGGCATGATGACATCAGGCAAAACTATGAAAGCACTGTATTGGCAACTTATTACTAGATGTGAAGAGAAGATGATGGCATGGCGACCAGCTTTAGAGTGGTTAATAAGAGCAATACTTGAAATTACAGAAGTATATCAAATAGAAAAATTACCGCAACTTGATTATACTGTTACAGTCGAAAATAACTATCCTTTACAGGAAGATGAAGACGAAGAAAAGACGTTAGACTTGCAACAAGTAAATGCACAGGCTATGTCTAGAAAAACATTCATCAAGAAATGGCAAGGTGTTACAGATGATGTGGCTGATGCTGAAATAAAACAAATAGCATTAGAAAGAGAAATGTTAGAAGAAAGTTATGTATCTGGAATGAGTGATCCAGTTGAATAATTTTTTTAAACAAAAGAATAAAACTGAAAAAGAGATGACTAGAGAAATAAAAAAAGCATATAAGAGAGTAGCAAATAATTTGATTAAAAGATTGGCTCTAGTTAATCCAGATACGATGACATATGACTATTTAAGACAAACTGCTAAGTATCTAGAAAAGGAATATAAGAAGCTTAATAAAAGACTTAATAAAGATATTGAAAAGGCTATTGTAAACACCGTAGAAGGCTATACACAAAGCCAAGTAGAGTTTTACAGTGATTTATGCAAACCTCTATCTAGTAGCTTTGAAGATATGTTTATTAAAGTGAATAAGCAAGTTTTAGACAATGTTATTACAGGCAAAATGTATGGAGATAACATAAAACTTTCTGACAGACTTTGGAGCAATCACAACAAGACTGTAAAGACTATAAACGATATACTCACAGATGGATTTATTAGTGGGAAAGGTAGTAAAGAGATAGCTAAAGACTTAGAGGTTTATTGTAATCCAGATTATTTAAAGGAATACGAAAAGTTTACTATTCATCCTAAAAGTAAAAACAAGGTTGAATTTAACTCATATAGATTAGCAAATACATATATAAATCATGCATACCAAGAAGCAACAAGGCAAAGTGCTAAGCATAATCCATTCGTAGAAAAAATAGAATGGTTAAGTGGAACAGATGATAATGTATGCGATTTATGTAAAGAACGAAATGGAAAGAGGTTTAAGGTCGAGGATATTCCACTCGACCATCCGTGACCGTTAGGACGATGCACCTTATTACCAGTCATAGAGGAAAATTTAGAAGATATAGCTAGAGAACTTAATAAGTGGGTTAATGGTGGTAAAAATGAAAAGCTTGATAAATGGTTTGAAGCATGGGAGGTTAAAAGATGATAAAGTCCGAAAGGGCTTATTTTTATATATGAAATCAACAAAGAAAGGATTGATGATATATGTTAGTAGAAGTTCAAAAGATTAATAAAGAGGAAATAACTGTTGTAAGTAGTTTAGATGTAGCAGAAACTTTTGGAAAAGAACACTACCATGTTTTAAGAGATATAAAAGAATTAGAATGTAGTGAAGAATTTAGACTATCCAATTTTGGAGAGTCCTCTTATAGAAATAGTCAAAATAAAAAGCAACCTATGTATTACATGACAAGGGATGGATTTACATTATTGGTTATGGGATATACAGGACATAAAGCTATGAAATTTAAAGAAGCTTACATAAAACAATTTAATGCTATGGAAAAACAACTAAAAGAAAAATTAGTAGAAAGACAAAAAGGCATAGCAGTACGACAAGCACTAACTAAATCAATCCAACAATCGAGCGAAAATGAGAGAATGCATGGACATGCTTATTCAACATACACGAATTGCATTTATAAAGTTATATTTGGTAAAAATGCTAAACAGCTAAGAGAAGAATATGGAATAGAGAAGAAAGCTAATCCTAGAGATTATTTTAACTCAGAAGAATTAAAAGCTGTACAATCCATGGAATGTTTAGTAAGTGGATTAGTAGATTGTGGATGGGATTATAATAGAATAAAAGATTTTATACAACAAACTAATACTAAATTATTAATATGCTAAGCTCAAGAGGGCTTATTTTTATGTCTTTTTTTAGTTTGTAGACGTAAAAGAATAAACTAAAAACTATATTCAAGAAACGGACTTGTAAAAAGTGTAAATATAGGAGGAAATATGGAATTTAAAGAATTATTAAAAGCACAAAGCTTAACAGATGAACAAATAAATAACATTACTGCAAAGATGAAAGAAGAAAAAATATATACTACATCTTTAGAAAATGCAGACGAAAGATATACAAAGTTAAAAGGGCAAAAGGCTGATTTAGATGAACAAATAAAAGCTGCAAATACAACTATAACAGAGTTGAAGAAAAATAATAAAGACAATGAAGCATTGCAACAAACAATACAAGACCATGAAACTACAATAGAAAATCTAAAAAAAGAATCAGCTCAAAAGGATTTTAACTATGCATTAGACAGTGCATTAAAAGACAATAAATGTAAGAATGCTAAGGCTTTAAAAGCTTTACTTGATTTAGACAATATAAAATTTAATGAAGGTAAATTAGAAGGCTTAGAAGGGCAATTAACTGCATTGAAGGAAAGCGATGGATATTTATTTGATACATCAAATCCAGCTCCAGGTAATACTGGTGGAACAGGCAATCATCCACGAGTTGGCGATGGAGCAATAACAAAAGAACAATTTAATAAGATGACTTATAAAGAAAGAGTAGATTTATTCAACTCTAATAAAGAACTGTATAATCAATTAAAATAATAGGAAGGTGATAATATGGCAACAACAAAAATTGCAGATTTAATAAATCCAGAAGTAATGGCAGATATGATTTCGGCTAAAATAGAGAAAAAGTTAGTGGTTACACCATTTGCTAAAATAGATACTACATTAGTAGGGCAACCAGGAAATACTATAACAGTTCCACAATATGCGTAAACTATATGCGCCTTTACATAGTGATATGTATTGCAAACCCTTTTAATTGCTGGAAACTCCTAAAGAGTTCATCTCACTTTAGGACAATCAGCAGCGAAGATTCATTAAATATATAACAATTCCTATTTATTGGTATATTGTCAAATTTATGATAAAATATAAATAGAGGTGATAATATGTCAAAGAGAAAAACTACAGAAGAATTTAAAAATGAAGTATATGACAAATTTGGAGATTCTATAGAAATTTTAGGTGAATACAAGACAAACAGAGATAAAATATTAGTTAAGTTTAAAGAATGCGGACACGAAGGGTATAAAGCACCTTCTAAGATATTAGCTGGGCAAAGATGTGCTAAATGCGCTGGTAAAAGAATAGCTAAATCTAAAACTAAAACAACAGAACAATTTAAAAAAGACTTAACTAAAAACAACATTAACTATATAGAAGTTATTAGTGAGTATAAAGGAGTAAAGTATAAAATAGAAGTATTGAATAAAAAGTGTAACCATGTATATAGTGCGTTACCTGGCAATATTTTAAGAGGTGCTGGATGCCCTGTATGCCATGGGTTTAAAGATACTAATAAATTTATTGAACAAATAAATCATAAATATCCTGAAGAATATGAAATAATAGGAGAATATATAAATAACAAAACTCCTATATTAGTAAGACATAAATGCGGTTATGAATGGGAAGTAATACCAAAAGATTTAATGAGAGATATAAGATGTCCTAAATGCATAATGTCAAAAGGAGAATTATTTATAAGTAAATATTTAGAAGAAAATAAAATAGATTTTAAACCTCAGTATAGATTTAAAGAATGTAGAGATGTGCTAGAATTACCTTTCGATTTTATGGTTAATATAAAAGGGCAATTAAAGCTAATTGAATTTGATGGTAGCCAACATTTTGGCGAAAAATCTTCTAAATATCGAACTCCAAAAGTAAAAATACATGATGAAATAAAAAATAAATTTTGCAAAGATAATAATATTCCTTTATTAAGAATACCTTATTGGTGGTTAAGAAATGATAGAATTATCAAGGAATTAGATAAATTTATATTTAATGAATAACGTTCAACGACTAGCCGAAAGGCGTACACCCAAGTGGGTGGAAATGGAGGGCAACTCAAGGAGTTGATGATATAGTCTAATCTATATAGTAATATATAGCAGTTCATAAGAGAACGATACAAGATTAACGACCTTGTATGAATGTAAATGATATAGGAGATGCAGTAGATGTAGCAGAAGGTGTTGCAGCAGAAACAGTTAAACTAACTACTACTTCAACAACTGCTACAGTAAAAAAAGCAATGAAGGCAGTAGAACTTACAGATGAAGCTGTGTTAAGTGGATATGGCAATCCTGTAGGAGAAACAAATAATCAAATAGCAAAATCAATAGCTTCTAAAGTAGATAACGATGCAATAGATGCTTTATTTAATGCACAATTAATTTATGATGGTTCAAGCGGAACTATAAATTATGACGGAATAGTTGATGCAGTAGATGTATTTGATGAAGAGTTAAATACAGAAAAAGTTATGTTTGTAAATCCTAAACAAGTTACACAATTAAGAAAAGATGCTAATTTTATATCTGCAGACAAATATACTGGTCAAGTGGTTATGAATGGGGAAATAGGTAAAATAGCTAATTGCAGAATTGTAGCAACTAAAAAAGCTAAATTAATAGATGAATGGTATTCTTTCTGTGAAAGTGGAACATCTAGTGCAGTGCAAGTAACATCTAGTAATTTATCAACAATACAAGCTACATTGCCAAATGCAAAAGAAAATGATTATGTATTAAAATCAACTACTCCAGTATACTTTAATCCAATTATAAAGCTTAATAATGACGCTGAAACAGAAGAAGATACTGCTGCTTTAACTGTATATTTAAAAAGAGATACAAATGTAGAAACAGATAGAGTATCTTTAGCAAGAAAAACTGATATATCTGCTGACAAACACTATACTGCAGTCTTATCAAATGCAGCTAAAGTTGTTTTAGCTAAATTTAAATTTAAAAAATAATAGGACGTGATTTAGATGGATGATTTAGAAATGCTAAAGCTAATTTTAAGGGAGAGTGATTCTCCCTTTTTTAGCGATGAACAACTCCAATTTTACGCAGAAAAAAATAACTATGACATAAATAAAACTGCTTATGAATGCCTTCTAGCCAAAGCAGAAGATGATAGTATTGCCTTACCAGGGGGATTAAGCTTGCCGAACAATAAAGAATACTGGTTAAGGCTTGCTAAAAAATACAGACCGAATGGAAGTAAGATCTTATGATAAATAAAGAAAAAATCAAATCGAAAGTTGAAAAAGCAATAAAAAAGCTCCCTTCTTTAGGAGTGGTTAAGCGAGCTTACACAAATGATTTTGGAGAAAAGTCAGACTTACTTGAATTAGTATGTGAAATAGAAGGCTTATATCATGAATCAAATAATCAGTATGGCCAAAGTATAACATTGCAAAATAAAGCAGAGGTAATAAAAGAAAAAAGTATATATTTTTTAGTTGTATACGATGAGACTGCGAAGCTTATACAGAAAGATGACTATATATATATAAATGGCTATAAATATCAAATTAAAGATATTGGAAATGTAAATAAAATGGATATTTATGCGGATATGAGATTACAAGAGGTGAGCTACGATGAGTAATTTTAGCATGAATATTGACGAGTTAATGGATATGTTAGAACAAAAAAGAAATAGAACAAAAGCAGCGCTTGAAATATATGCTAATAGCTCAGCTACAAAACTTCAAAATCACGCAAGAGTAAATAAACCTTGGACAGATAGGACACATGATGCTAGAAATAGACTTAATGCATCATGGGAATGGAAAAACGAGAATGTATTAAGTATTGCATTATCACACGGAGTTAATTATGGGATATATCTAGAAAAAGGAACATCACCACATGTTATAACAGGGAATCCTTGGTTGTATTGGCAAGGAGCTAGTCATCCTGTTAAAAAAGTCAATCACCCTGGTACAAGACCTTATCCAATTATAATGCCAACAATAAATGAAATAGGTCCACAGGTTATGTCTGGACTAAGTATACTTCTAAGGTAGGTGAGGTTAATGTTTCAGGATTTATATAGATTTCTTAGAACTGGCGGATTAAAAGTGTACTCACTTGGACAACAGGATAAAATTTGCACAGACCCATTTGTATTGATTTATGAAGCTGGAACAGAAGATACTTCAAGTAGTAAGAATCTAAAAAAAGAAAGCATAGAGTTATGGGTATTTTATCCTTTTAATGAATACTCAAAGGTTGAGGATTATATAAAACAAGTTGAAAATACAATAAAAAAATTCGGCAAACTAAGAAAAAATTATGATAAGTATGCAATAGAAATTGATAATGATATGAAAGCATATTATACAAAACTTTCGTATTTCAGATATGTATATAGAGAAGGAGGTAGATAAATATGGCAGCTACAGTAAAAAAGATAAATCAAATGCCACTATCAGATGTATCATTGGTTAGAGTTGTAACTGAAACTGATATTTTTAGTTTCAAAACTTCTGATGAAATTTCAACAGAAGAAGTGGTTTCAGAAGGCGAAGAACAAACTCTTAAGCTAAAGGGTGAAATATATGCAAATAGAGAAGCTAAAGATACTGTACTTGGTTATGACTTAACTTGCAAAGACAATGTAATGTGTCCTGAGCTTCTTAAAGTTATTCAAGGAGGTACTATCGAATACGATACAGATGGAAAAACTTTTAAAAAATATACAGCGCCACCAGTAGGACAAAATGCATCAAAAACATCGTTTGATGTTGAAGTTTATTCTGCAGAAGTAGGAACAGATGGAGACACTGGAAACTTTTCAAAAGTGACATTTCCAAGTTGTAAAGGAAAATCAGTGCCTTTAAGTTTTAAAGATGGTGAATATTATTCAAATGAATATACTATTCAATCAAGACCAGAGAAAGGAACTGCACCTTATACAATAGAAAAAGTAACTGCTTTACCAAATGATACAGTATCAGAATGAACAAATGATATAGAAGAAAATAAGATTGTAGAAGAAAATAATGTTATAGATGAAATAGACCTCTCTAAATAATTTTAGAGGGGTTTTTATTATGAAAGGAAATAGATAATGGAAAATTTACAAGTAACAAGTTTAGAAAAATTAAAAAGAGTAAAACAAACTCAGATAGTAAGTTTAGGTAAGTTTGAAGATGGAACAGAACTTATAGCTGAGCTAAAAAGACCAGATATGCTAGCTTTTATAACAGAAGGTAAAATACCTAATACTCTTTTACAAGAAGCAGCAGAAGTATTTAACGGGAAAACTGAAACTGTAAACAAAGCAACTATAGAAGGAGATGTTACAGCTTTAAAACAGTTAGGAGAGCTATTAGAGTTTTTATGTGAAGAAACATTAGTAAATCCAAGCTATAAAGAAATAAAAGAAATAGGTATAACGCTACCACTAGAAATGAAAACAACAATTCTTACTTATGTTCAAGCTGGAATTGACGGGCTAAAAAGCTTTCGTAAAGAGCAAGAACGTATTGAGAATAATCAATCAGTCGGAGAAATATAGAAGATTACCAAGTGAAATAGCAAGAATAAAAGATGAGTACGTGGCTTTTTGCTTTGATGAAGCTTGTATGTATATATCATGCCAACTTGAAGAAAAGAAAAAACCACGATGGAGTGAAGATCTAATAGACCAAGAAACAGGAAAGAAAAAAACATTTATATCAGAAGCATGGAAAAAACAAAGAAAGGAGGGTAAATAATGCCGGATACAAACTTAGGAACTGCAACAGGCTATTTAAATCTTGATATTCATAACTGGAATAATGCATTAGATGATGCTAGAGAGAGTTTAAGGGAGTTTGAAAATAGTTCTAATTCTATGGGTGATACGTTAAGAAATACACAACAAGCTACAAATGGAGCAAGTGATGCATTACGAAACACGAGTGATTCAGCTAGTAGAGCTAGAAGTGCTTTTGATGGTGTTAGACAGGTAAGTAGTAGTACGAGTGATGCTTTTGATGATATTACAAGTTCGACATCTAGAACAAGAGATGAATTCAGTAGAACAACTCGAGAAGCACAGAGATTCGAAAGACAAATGCAGAGATTAGAATATCAACTTGGTGGAGAAGTACCACAAGCTACACGAGAGGCCTATCAAGAAATGTATAGACTTAGAAATGAACAAAGAAGAGCATCGAGAACTTACGGAAGTTATTCTAGAGAAGCTATGCAAGCAAGAAATGCGATGACAGAATTTGCATTAAGTCTAGATGATAATACATTTAGGCAAGTCTACATGAGAAGTCAATTAGGACTTACAGAGGGGCAACTTCAAAGACAAGCTAATAGTATACGACTTAATGCGAGAATGACTAGTTTAATGGGAGACCAAACTCAAATTCTTACACAACGTATGCAAGGTTTACAGGCACATGGAATTAGACCAGAAATGTTATTGCCAGCATCAACTCCAGGACAATTCCGATTATTAAGTGAAGCGATGAATTTAGGAGTTTCACCACTAAATCGTCTATCTGCAGGATATAGAACGTTAGGTGGTAGAGTTGAAGGAGTTATAAAGAGATATTCAGCTCAGAAAGTAGCGGTAAGACTTGCACAAGGAGATATGACGAGATACGGATTGTTAATGAGAAGTTTGACTACTGGTACTGCTAATCTTGGACTTGCAATTCCAATTGTAGGAGTTGCTGCAATTACCGCATATGGAACTTTATTTAGTGCAGCTATGCAAGCAGATGAAGGATTACAAAAGCTATGGGATACTACAAAAAACAAGTTAGCAAAAGCGTTCGAACCTTTGATAGAAACTGCAGGGCAAGTTTTAGAAGTAGGCATGAAAGTTGTTGGTGTTATAGCTGACTGGGTTACAAAATTCAATGAGGCACATCCAATAATCGCAAAAGTAGCTAGTGTAGTTGCCTTGTTAGCACCAGCAATGACATTATTGTTATTACCTCTTTCTATGGGTGCTGGATTATGGAATGGTTGGATGGTTGCCCTCAATGGAGCTTGGACTATGATCGGTGGAGTTGTCACAATGATAGGAACTGCTACCTCAACATTTTTTGCTTTTGCGATACCTATTGCTGCAGTAACCGCTGGACTTATTCACCTTTATAAGACAAATGAAACATTTAGGACTACTGTAAATAATGCTTGGCAATCGGTAAAAGAAAAGGCAAAGGATGTATTTGGTACACTTGAAAAGTATTTTACAGAAACTATTCCAAATGCATATAAAAAAGGTGGTATAAAAGGAGTTTTAGATCAATTCGCGGATACATTTAAAAGTGGATTAGATAAGGTAAAATCATCACTACCTCAATGGCTAGAAAACGGTAAAAGTATGGCTAGTAACCTTGCACAAGGAATTAATCAAGGTTTACCAGCTTTACAGGCAAAAGCAAGCGAAATGATATCAAACTTAGTAGCAGGAGTTTTAAAAGTAGCTCCAAAATTAATAGAAACTGCAGGACAATTAATTCAAGCATGGTTAAAAATGTGGAGTAACAATGTAACACTATTTTTAGATGCTGGATTTAAATTACTTGAAATGATTATGCAAGGTATAGCACAGGCATTACCGACATTAATTGAAACTATAGTAAATGTTGTATCTACAGTAATAAACATCATAGCCGAAAACCTGCCAAAAGTAATTGAAGCAGGAGTATACATTATAACTGCACTTGTAAATGGCATAAGTCAAAATCTACCAGCTATAGTTGATATAATAACAAATACACTAAGTTCTATAGTTAACATCATATTAGAAAATTTACCACTAATAATAGAAGCTGCAGCACAGATTATAACAACTCTAGCAGTTACATTAGTAGAAAATTTACCAACATTACTAGAAGCTGCAGTAAAATTAGTTATTGAAATTGCTAGATGCATATTAGAAAATTTACCACTAATTATAGAAGCTGGTATTCAACTTGTAATAGCATTAGGTCAAGCAATAATACAAGCATTGCCTCAGATAGTTGTAGCAATTGGAGAATTATTTGTCGGAATATTAGAGGTAATAGGTGAAGAAATAGGAAAACTAGGTGAATTTTTATTAGGCAAAGCTATGGAAATAGTTTCTCAAATTCAAAGTAAAATATCGGAACTATGGGAACAAATAAAAGTAACAGCAATGGAAAAAGCTCAAGAGTTATGGCAATCTATAGAACTATGGGCAAGTAACACATACAACAGTGTATCCATTTGGATTAGCAACTTAATAACATCAATAGGAACTTGGTTAAGTGGTTTGCCTGAAAAGATAGGCTACATATTAGGATTTGTATTAGGAGCTATAACTAGTTGGGGAATTAATACATATAACTATTTTGCTACAAATATACCGATGTGGATTAATACCATAGGACAATGGTTTTCTCAATTACCTTCTCGAATAGGTCAATGGCTTACAAATACATACAACAATGTAGTTAGCTGGGGAAGTAATATGTTATCAAAAGCACAAGAAACAGGTAGTAAATTTATTGGCAATACTGTAAATTGGTTTCAACAATTACCAGGTCGAGTGTGGAATTTCCTAAGCAATACTTACAGTAAGGCTACTACATGGGCATCGCAAATGATTGCGAAAGCACAGCAAGCTGGAAGTCAATTTGTAAGTAGAATTGGAAGTGCATTGTCAGCATTACCTGGCCGAGTATGGTCATTCTTATCTAACTGTATATCGAAAGCAACTAGCTTTGCATCACAATTTGGGGCAAAAGGACAAAAAGCTGCATCTGATTTTAAAAGTAAAATAGTAAGTGGAGTTAAGTCTATCCCAGGGCAAATGGCAAGCATAGGTAAGCAGATAGTCCAAGGTATATGGAGAGGTATATCTGGAGCTGGAAGTTGGTTAAGAAGTCAAATTAGTAACTTTGCAAGTGGAGTTGTAAAAGGATTTAAGGCAGGATTCAAGATAAACTCACCTTCTAAAATCATGCGAGATGTAATTGGCGTTGGCATAGTAGAAGGTATCGGTGTCGGCATAGACCAAGAAGAAAATAGTTTACTTGGAAAAGCTAAGAATCTAGCTAATAGCGTAGTTAGTGTTATGAACAATAATGCAACTACAATGGATTTAGTAGGAACTGCTAGAGGTTTAAGTGGCAACGTTAGCGCTGTAACTCAAACAACACAAAATAATACAAGTAATTTTGCTAGCTTATTACATATAGAAAACTTAACTATAAACGATGATAAGGACATAGAAACTCTAGCGAATGATTTAGCGTTTTATTTAAAAAGAAAAAACGTATTAACAGTATAAGGGGGTGTAGAAATGGAATTTATAGAATACAGAGATCCAATAGTTTTATATTTGGACGACAAACCTAGTACAGATTACGGAATAAAGGTGTATGAAAGTAATATCCTTTCTGCACCTTCTAAAAAGCTAGAGTTTGTTGAAATAGAAGGAAGAAACGGAGCATTAACAATAGACAATGGATATGAAGATTTTGTATTAACACTTTCATGCGTACTTATAAATAATAATAGTAAGGTTGAAACCACTCCAGCATTAGCAAGAAGGGCTAAAAAATTTCTACTTAACGGAGCAAATAGAAAGATACAATTAAGTGAGGACATGGGTTTTTATCTATTAGGAACTTATAATTCTGATGTTGACATAGAAGAAGCAATTGAAAACTTTGGATTGTTCCAGGCACAATTCAGATGCAAGCCTTATAGATTCTCTAATAGTAATAAAACAGTAGAGATAACTACTAAAAATACTGTAATAAAAAATGATGAATATAAAACCAAGCCTGTTATTGATGTGTATGCAACAGGAGACATAACTATCAATATAAATAATCAAGAAGTTGTTTTAAAAGCCTTAGAAGGACATATACAACTTGATTGTGAAAAAATGAATGCAACTACTGTTAATTCGCTTGGAAAAATAGTAAATGCAAATCAGAAAATGTATAGTGATTTTCCTGTTTTAGAAGAAGGTAATAACAATATAACTTGGACTATAGGAACAGGCGCTAGTTTTACTAAAATAATAATAAATTATAGAATGGCGGTGATATAGTGATACCAAGAATTTATGATAACAGTTTTACAACGTATGAAAGCAACGGATTAGGTTTATTGGTAGATGCTATATCTTGCCAAGTTGAAGAAGAATCAAACGGAGATTTCGAGTTAACACTCGTATATCCTTCTGATGGTTCTTTTTTTTATGCGTTAAAACAAGACAACCTTGTAAAAGCTGATGCATCGGATAACTTAAAAGGGCAGCTTTTTAGAATAGATACAATATCAAAACCTCTAAATGGCCAAGTGACTGTATATGCAAAACATATTTCATTTGATTTAGCTAAAAACTCTTTAAATGAGGATGTAGCTGAAGAAAATATAAAGTGTGAAAATGCTGGTAAACATATGCTTCAAAAATCTGATGCTGACAGTAGATTTTCTATTGAAAGTAATATAGAGATGCTTGGTAACTACAGCATGGATAGAAAAACAGATTGTTTGAGTGCTATAGCTGGGACAAGAGGTTCTCTTATAGATACATTCGGTAATGGTCCTAAGCTTCTTAGAGATAACTTTACAATATCCGTACTTACTAGAAGAGGTAAGGATGATAACACTCTTATAGCTTATAAGAAGAACATCACAGGCTTTACGTTAGAAGAAGATTATTCAGAAATAATCAATATTATAAAACCTTATGCTACTTATACAGAAGATGAAGTTGAAAAAACTCTATATATTGATGAAACAGGAGTAAAATCGCCAAGATATGTAGAAGGTGATATAGTAAAAAGTCAATGGATGGATTTTTCAGACAAATTTGACGAAGATGAAGCTCCAACAAAAGAAAAATTAAAAAATCTAGCTGAAAAATATTTCAACGATAATAGCTGCGACCTTCCTAAAATGACTTATAAAATAGAATTTCAACCGCTTAGCCAAACGGAAGAATACAAGGAAGATGGATTAGCTGAACTAGAATATATAGGCATGGATGATAGTGTATATATAGCTAACAGCAAATATGGAATAAGAGACCAAGCTAGAGTTATAAAAACAACTTATAACGTATTAGCAGACAAATATATATCTATAGAATTAGGTGATCCAAAGACAACACTAGGCTCAATCATAAATAAAAATAATACTGACACAGTAACAAAAGATGAAGTAAAAGACATTGTAGATAAAACAAATAAAAAAGATTATCCTAATACATTGCCAGCGGTTCCAGTTGTAACTATAGATAGAGCTGGATTTAAGACGATATCATTAAGTTGGACTTTTGATAATAAGCCTTATTATTCTTATCAAGTTTATGCTAGTCAAAAACAAGGATTTACACCCAATGTATTTGACTTGATTTATGAAGGAAAAGGAAGTGCTTTTCTTCATGAAGTAGAATGTTCACAAACTTGGTACTACAGAGTAAGAGCGATTAATACTTATGGAAATGCTACGGATTTTTCAGAAGAAGTTAGTGCAACAACTACCAAAATAAGTGATGCTGCAGAATATTTTCAAGAAGCTGCGATAGAAAGTGCTTTGATTGGATCACTTAATGCTGATGTAATCAATGCTGGGAAACTCAAAGGCACTTTTATAGATGCAAGACAACTAACAGTTACAGATGGAAACGGAAATATTACTTTTCTGATAGATAGCGAGGGTAATGTAAGTATCCGAGCAACAGAATTCAGTCTCGAAGGCAAAACTATCAGTTCCTACATTGACGATGTGACTACTGATATATCCGAGCAAAAAGAAAGAATAAATAAAATACTTGAAGATGGTACATTAATACCTTCTGAAAAAAGGCAATTACAAATAATTTTAGATGATATAGCAGAAGAATATGCTGAAATCACAGCAAATGCCTTAAAGTACAATATAGCTTACAATGATTTTCAAACTGCATATAATGCTTTATATAATTACTTAACTGTAGATTGCAAAATAAACGACATTGAAATTACAACAAATGTGCATCAAGATACTTTGAAAAATTATTTTGAAAATTATTATACAAAAAGAGGAAATATAAACAATTTAATAAATGATAAAATAAATAGTAATATTGACGATAAATTAAGCAGTTCAGATTCTGAAGCAGTATTTAATGCTCTTACTAAAAATGGAACAATACAAGGGTTATATATGCAAGATGGAAAACTTTATTTTAACGGTCAATATATTAATGCTAAAAATTTAAAAGTAATAGATTCAAAAGGAAATACTACTTTCTATATAGATTCAAATGGGAATGTAACAATTAATGCAACAGACTTTAGCTTAGAAGGTAAGGCTATAGATGACTATGTAAATTCTCATGTAGTAGAAGTTACAGGAATTACAATGAAGAGAGTATCTATATCTTACTATATTTCTACTTCACCTACTCAGTTATTAGGAGGTAGTTGGTCCACAACAAAACCTACTTGGGTAAGTGGGAAATATATATGGCAAAAAACAGTAACTACATATTCTAATAATACAACAAGCGAATCAGAACCAGTTTGTATAACAGGACCAAAAGGTGAGCAAGGTACTCCAGGTGGTAAAGGCGACCAAGGTGTGTCTATTACTAGAGTAAGTAACAGATATGGCAAAAGTACATCTAAAATAGACCCACCAACAACTTGGTATACAAGTTATCCGGAATGGGAAAGAGGTTATTACATATGGACTAAATCAATAATCTATTATAGCGATGGTACAACAACAGAAACTACACCTTATGTAGATACTTCCTGGGAAGGCATGGCAAATCTTGTAGATAATAAAGTTGATAACACACAACAAGCAATATTTAATGCTCTTACAAACAACGGACAAGTACAAGGTATATATTTACAAAATGGAAAAGTTTATTTAAACGGAGAATATATAAAAACCAATAGTTTAAATGCATCTAATATAACTTTCGATGATTTAACAGGTAAAACTATAAAAGGCGCTAGATTTTTCACTGCACCTAAAGAAGGTGCAACTGATGGATATTTATTTAGAATTTATTCAGATGGTAGTGTTTATAGTTCTAAAACAATCCAAGTATATGGAGAATCTAATGATGGAAGTTATGCTCAATTAACTCCTGGCAAAGTAACTGCGACAGAATATTTACAATCGCCAGGACTTATTACAAGTAACAACAGTCTTTATTTTGGGATACAAGGATATACGCCACCAAATGATAACTCAACAAGAATGGTTAAATTGACAAGAGATGCAAATAATGAATATACCTATTTCATGCCTTGTTATAATCCTACAAGCTCAAGTGGGGGTATAAGATTAGGTTCTACAAGTGGATTTTGGAATGTTGTATATGCAACTAATGGTGTAAAAACAAGTTCAGATAGATCACTAAAAGAAAATATTAATTACTTAAATAAAGAAAGCTCAATTAACTATGATGATTTGTATAATTTTATAAAAAACGATTATGCCTTAGCAACTTATAATTATATAGGAGAAAGTGAAAAGAGAATATCAGCTATAGCCCAGGATATGCTTGTAAATTCAGATGGTACTGATAATAAAATTGGACAGTTAATAACTAATTCAGAAGAAGCATATAAAACACAAGCAACGTTAGCAATAGAAGAAACCCAATTGGTCAATGTATTAATAGGAGCATTAAAAAAGACAATGGAGAAGGTTGAGGAATTAGAAGATAAGCTAAATAGTAAATAGAAAGGGGATGTTGATTTGATTAAATATGATTACACAGTAACGGTTACAGGTAACACGGCAAAATTAGATAAAGACATATATTTATTTAGGGGAAATAAGAATGTGCATTATTATTTTGCTATAAAAAATGCATCTTTTAATTTTAAGGGGACTACAGATCTAATAGAAAAAACAAATGCAATAAATGCTGCAGTTACAGTTGTGAAACCAAATGCAGTAGAAGTAGCAAATGCAATAGCAGAAGTTGAAAATGGAAAAATACACCTAAAAGTAACGGAAGACTTAATCGATGAGGAAGTGGAAGTCGGAGATTTTGATTTAGTCTTCGATTTGTTTGATGACACTGACGGAGCGGTAACAATTCCAAAAGTGATAGGACAATTCCATGTACTAGAAAGACCATGCACAACTCCCATTTCCGAATTGGTAGCAACTAACACAACAAATGAAGTAGACCAGGCTCTAACGGATTATGCTATTGTTACTTATGCAGAGCCTGTAGCTTCTACAAATGCAGACGGAACTTTTGCTAAAAAAACATGGGTAGCAAAAGAAAAAATTACAACAGCAGAGTTAAACAGAATGGAAGAAGGTATAAGCGATGTTAGTTCGCAATGTAAAGATATTGCGAACAATTTTAAATTGGTTTCAGGTGATAATAATACTATAAAATTAATGTTCGGAACAAAAGAATTGTCTAGTATTACCATAAATGGTGGAACAGTAGAACCTACTCCTAATACTTACACTATAACTAACACTCTATCTAATGCTACCAACTCAAATACTGCTACATCTGTAGAAGAAAATTCTTCCTATAGTGCTAATATAAGTGCCGATAGTGGTTATAAATTAAAAACTGTAACAGTAACTATGGGTGGTAAAGATATAACTTCAAGTGCAGTAAGTGGAAATACGATATCTATTAGTAGTGTAACAGGAAATATTGCCATAACAGTTACTACTGAGACTGATACAGATGTAGTTGTAGGAAATATAGATAGCAATAACAATATAAGCCTTACAGGACTTGACGTAGGCACATATATATTAAAATATGAAGATAATAATGGTATATTATCTAATTATGATACAATCGCAACTATGGAGGTGGAATAATGAGTTATACTGATTTTATTAATGAAAATGTAGCACCTTCTTATGCTACTAAAATAGGTGTGTATGACAATAGTGAAAATAAAGTAGGAAAAATAGAATTAGGAGTATTGAACAAAATAACAGGAAATAAATTGTATTCATTTGGCTTAATATCAGACGTGCATAATAGAACTGACCAAACTGATGAAAATAATGAAGATATACAAAGAGCTTTGACTTATTTTAATAATAATGAAAATGTCGAATTTACTTGTTGTTGTGGAGATGTTACGTTTAATGGAACTGAGGCAGAATTGCAACAATTTAAAAACAATATTGATACTTATAGCCCTAATACTCCATTTTATACAACTACTGGAAATCACGATGCTCAAAATGGATTAAATGAAACATTGTGGCAAACTTATACTGGACATGGTAGATGCTTTGAAATAACAAAAAATAATGACCATTTTATATTTTTTGGAATGAATAAAGCTAGTTTCAGAGAAGCTGGAATTCCATACCTTGATGAAGATATAACTTGGTTATCTAATAAATTAGAACAATATAGAAATGAAAGATGTTTTGTATTTACTCATTTATTTTTCCCTACTAGAGCGGGAGATTTTAAAAATCTATATACTGCTACAATAGGGGGAAAACAATTAACTAAAGTAAAATCTTTATGTGATAAATATATAAATAGTGTATGGTTTAGTGGGCATTCACATTGGAAATGGTATTTACAAAAATATGAACCTTATGAGAATGTGTATAAGAATAATAGTGCATGGTGTGTTCATGTTCCAAGTTGTGCTTATCCAAGAGATGTAAATTCAAGTCAAACAGGATATGAAGAAAAAAAACTTGAATCAGAAGCAGGTGTAGTTGATGTATATGAAAACTTTATAGTTATAAAAGGAAGAGATATGAAGAATGGTTATTATCTTCCTATAGCACAATATAAATTAGATACAACTATCGTTGATATTCCAGCAACAGTAACTAATTATTCTATAACAAATAATTTATCTAATGCTACAAATTCAAATAGTGCTACAACTATATCAAGTGGTTCTAGTTATTCAGCTACTATAAGTCCAAATGCTAATTATAGTATTAGTTCTATAATAGTAACAATGGGAGGAACGGATATAAGTTCTACTGTGGTTAGTGGAAATACAATATCTATTAGTAATGTTACTGGGAATATAGTTATTACAGTTACAACTGCATCAACTGTAAAACCTTGTACCAATATAACTTTATCATCTAATTCTATAACGTTTACAAATAAAACAGCACAAACACTAACTGTAACAGTTACACCAAATGATACAACAGATAAAATAGCATGGAGCGTATCTCCAAGTGGAATATGCACCGTGAATAATGGTGTTGTAACTCCTATACAAGATGGAACTTGTGTTGTAACTGCGACTTGTGGAAGTAAATCTGCAACTTGTAATGTAACTGTATCTACAACTGTAACTGAGGTAGTTCCTTTAACATGGAAATTTGGATATAAACCTAACAGTAATACTGGTGTTGAAACAACTGCTACTGACAGTATTATGACAGTAGATTATATTCCAATAGATAATTCTGTATATAGATATACTGTTACTACAACAAAAGATTTTGAATTTACATCATTCTATTGTTATGATGCCGATAAAAAATATTTAGGCAGAATTACAGATTTACAACACGTATTTTATCTACAAGGAATATTGACCGATTATGAAATAACTAATAAAATACTTTCAGGTACTAAATATATGTTAATAAAAATAGCATCAAGTACAAATGTTAGTGATGGAAATACTTTCACATTAAAAAGAATTACAAAATAATAATTAGTTCACAATTTAAAAATATTGTGTACTAAAATATTAAACAATACAGGGCCTTTTATAGGTCCTTTTATTATGTTCAGGAGTTTAAAAACATGGAAAAGAAAAGGCAAGAAGCGCTACAACGTTTAGAAAAATTAAAAATTGATAGAGCAGATTTTTATAAAAGATATCCAAATTTATTAGAACAACTTGAAAGGAAAATAGCAGCATTAAAAAGTGGAACTGGATATAAAATAAAAAATGTTCAATATCTTATACCTTATACATTTAGTAAAACAGTGACTATTCAAATGCTAGATATTGAAGGTAAAAAAAGATTAGGACAAATAAAAAATCAAAAGTTTACTACTGCAGATGCTGAAAAATTATTTTGGGATGATGTTTCCTACTTATTAGATAGAAGTGAAGTTGAAGCAGAGTTTAAGTATAATTATGAAGAAATTAGTAAGTATGAAAGATTTGTATCTAAGGAACAAATGGAAATTAGCAGAAAAAGGTTTGTCGAAAAGCAAAAAATTATACATAAAGATATAAAAGATAGACTTTCTTATTTAAATAAGTATAGATAAAATATTGTGTACTAATTTACCAAGTAAATGCTAAGTAAATAAAAAGTAAAAATGGTATTTAAACCATCTTATAGTATAATAACTGTAAGGGGGGTGAAAAAGATGTAAAATGTAAGAGGAGATATAAAAACAACTATATATAATTAAAAAAACTAAATCTATTTTTAAAAGGACTGTAGCGGTACAGTCCTTTTTTATATAAGAAAGGAATTTTGCATGAATGATGAATGGTTAAAAGACACACTAAAGAGACACGATGAAAGGCTGCAAAGACATTCTGAAAGAATAGACAAACTAGAAAATACACAGTCTGAAATGGCAGTAAAAATAGAAAATCTATGCAATACTATAGACAAATTAGCAAGCAACTTAAACAAACTAACTTATGCAATTATAACAGCATTGGTTAGTTTTTTCTTTTATGCAATACAAAATAATTTATTTAATTAATAGGAGGTAGTAAGATGAAATTTAATATCAAAGAACAAATAAAAAACAAAAGTTTTTGGTTATCTATAACAGCATTATTAGTGTTAACAGCTCAACAATTTGGATTAGATTTTTTACCTAATAACTTCCAAGATTCTGTTAATTCAGTTTTAACTATACTAGTAGGTATGGGTATAATTACAGACTTTAAAACTGATGGATTTGGAGAATAAAAAAGACTTAAAAAGTCTTTTTATTTTTTAGGAATTCCTCTATAGCTTCATCTAATAGCTTAGACATAGGAATCTTACTATTTTCAGAATACTCCTTTAAACTATTATATAACTCTGTTTTAATAGCAGAGCCTATCGGAGTTCTGTTTTTTAAATCATTTCTTGCCAATGTTATCACCTCAAAATAATTATAATATATTTCTAAACTGATTGCAACTGATATCAGTTAATGATATAATATAATTAAGAAAGAGGTGATAATAATGGTAGAAATATGGAAAGATATAAAAGGATATGAAGGATTATATCAAGTTAGCAATTTAGGAAGAGTTAAAAGTTTAAGTATATATAGAAAAAATAGTGTATGCGAGTATTATTCAAAAGAAAAAATATTAAAACCTCTAAAAGATAAAGGTGGTTATTTAAATGTTAGACTATGGAAAAATAAAAAAGGAAAGACTATAAAAATACATCGTTTAGTGGCTTGTAATTTTTTAGAAAATACAGAAAACAAAAGAGATGTTAATCATATTAATGGCATAAAAACAGATAATAGAGTATCTAATTTAGAATGGGCCACTCGAAGTGAAAATATACAACATGCTTTTAAAAATAATTTAAATAAGCCACACTCTTCTTCAGAAAAACAGAAAAAAATAGTAAGAGAAAGATTAGGTCATAAAATTAAATGTACAAATAATAATAAAATATATGTAAGTATAAGAGAAGCTGGAAGAGAACTAGATTTAACTCCAAGTTCAATAATTAAAGTTTTAAATAAAAAAATAAAACAAACTAAAGGATATAGTTTTGAATATATAGAAAATACAAAGGTATAAACATAAGGCAAGTAATTTGTAAGGTGCTTAGAAGGTCGATAAGAAGGTCGATTTTTTAAGCATCTTTTATTTTCAGAAAAGGAAGTGTTATTATGAGTAAAAAATATTTAGTAGCTATAGATGCAGGACATGGTATGCATACAGAAGGTAAACAATCAGTACCAATGTCAAAAAATTTGTATATAGATAATGAATTAGTAAGAGCAAAAGGAAAGATCATAAAAGAAAATGAATGGAACAGAGGTGTAAGTGAATACCTAGCTGCTGCACTAAAAAGATGTGGTATAGATACAATGTTTACTGCAGATATGACAGGTAAAACAGATATTGCCTTGTCTACTAGAGCAAGTAAAGCTAATAAAGCTAAAGCAGATATATTAATTTCAAATCACTATAATGCAATAGGAAGCTGTGCTAAATGGCAAAGTAAAATTAAGGGATTATTAGTATTAAGAACTAAAAATTGTTCTGAAAAATCTATAAAATTAGGAAAATTAGCAGTTAAGCATCTTAAAAAAGACATAGACTATGAATATAGTTATGGTTTAATGCGCGATGTAGATATGAGTGGATTTACATTAGCTATACTTAGACAAACAACAATGCCAGCAATATTAATCGAGTATGGTTTTATGGATTATTGGAATGAAGCAAAACTTATGCTTGATAAAAAACACCAAAAAAAATGTGCTGAAGCAGTAGCAAAAGCAGTATGTGAATATTTTGGAGTAACTTATGTGGCAAAAAAAAGTGAAGTAAAAAATACAGATGACAAACCTCAAGTAGCAAGTAAGACAAAATATCTTAGAATAATAGCAGATAGTGTAAATATACACAGTAGTGCAGATTTTAATTCAAGTAGTGTCGTAGGAAAAGTGAAAAAAGGTGATGTATTTACTATAGCTCAAAAAATTGAAAGAACAGGAACAGATATGTATAAACTAAAATCAGGAGTATATATAACAGCATCACCAAAATATGTAGAAGTGTTTTATAAATAGGATTATCGGACGCGACCGATAGCGACCGATAGCGACCGATAACATTTAGATAATATGTATAAATATTCCAGATGTAGTCGATACTCTAATAAAGGAGGTGTCGGCCATGAAAAAAATAGCATTGGAAATAACAGGGCGCATTGCATATCTAGGAATTGGAGTAGCAAGTGCTATATTAATAATGATGTAATGGTAGGCTAGGGGAGTATATCTCAGAAGATAATAAATAAATAAGGCTGGAGAAATGAATTCTCTAGCCTTTAATGTGTTATAATAAATGTGGATAAGTTAATTTTACTGACATTTTTACTGACATTTTAATTTGAAATTTTGTTAAAACGTTGGTATTGCTAATACTATAAGTTTAATATAATATAGTTACTAGATATATTAAATATGATTTATTAGTATTTAAATCGGTTTACAATGTTTAAATATCAGTGTTTTTTGATTTATTTATTTTCAAATAACTTACTGACAATTTACTGACCAGTTAAGTTTTTACTGACAAAACTGACAATTTACTGACTTAGTATATTGTCAATTTTGTCAACTGCTATCTTATCATTTTCCTTAAAAGCGTGCGCGTAGATTTTTAATGTAATAGATATGTCGGAATGACCCACGCGTTCTGATATTGTTTTTACATCTACACCAGATGCAACTAACATAGAAACATGAGAATGTCTTAATGCATGTAGCTTTTTAAATTCAAGTCCGATTCTTTTAATAAATCGTTTAAAAGTAATATCTAGATTATACGGATTATAATAATTGTTATTGCTGTTTATGCATACTGTGTCATATTCTTTTTCTTTCATTAAACCTTGTAATTTTAATTTATTTTGTCTTAATTTCTCTTTTTTTAACATATCAAAAACATGATCTGGCAGAGTGATGCTTCTTATTGACGATTCACTCTTTGGTTGCTTCATGATATATTTGCCCTCTATGTATTGTAAATTGTATTGAATTTTTATAGTTTTATTTTCGAAGTCTACACAATCCCATGTTAAACCTAAAACCTCACCACGTCTTAGACCTCCATAAATCAAAAGCTTTATAGTATTTTGAAAATATATACTTTCACTTTCTAAAGCGTTTAGTATCTGTTTTATTTCTTCTATCGAATATATTTCTTCTTCGTGTGTTTTATTGTTCTTCGGAAAGATAATAAAATCAGTAATCCTTTTATTTATCTCTTGTAATCTGTATGCTTCATTTAGCACAGCATTGCATAATTGCATTATTTTTCGTTTTGAACGATAAGCTAAATCTTTTTGAAACACATAATTAACAAATGTTTGATATTTATTTACAGTTATGTCACTTAATTTCATATTTCCCCAATAAGGTTCGACATGTTTTTTTACGATACTTTTCGCACAAGCAATAGTATTTTCAGATATCCCTAACTTGCTATCGTAATATCGATAACAGCGATTTGTAAAAGAAATGTTACTCGGCAAAGCATAAATATCATTATTTATACTATTTTTAACTTCTATTAATTTTTTATCTGCATCTTTTTTATTTATAAAACTACCTTGCGACTTTTGTTTCTTTTTGCCAACTTCATCTATATATTCTACATATACATAATATTTGTCATTTCTTTTACGTATAAAACTACTTAAGATTTTTTCCATTGGTAACCCTCCTAATTAAAAAGAGCAGCTGGTAAAACTGCCCTGATGTTTATCTATTATTATTTCTATTTTATAATTTTTGTATTACTGTCTAATTTCAAATATTGACCTTCTTTTAATGTTATTAATTTACTTCCTGAAAAATAATCTGAATCCTGTAAGTCTGGACCACCTTTATAACCTCCACCTAAATTATTATATAAAGAATACCAGCCTTGAGCGTTATCGTCATCGTTTACTATTTCTAGCTTATATTCTCCTGGTTCTACATCTTTTCCAACTCTAAACATTCCGTTTGTAAGTTCTTTTTCATTAGAAAAATCAAATTTATCTCCTAATTCACTTGGAATATATAAAGTACATTTATCTAATTGTAAGTATTGACCTTTTTTAACTTCTATATAACTAAAGTTTTCAAAGGCATTAGAATCAATAGAAGATTCCATATCTCCTGTAGTATCTGTTGTAATATCATAATTCCCCATAAATTCACCTTCATTTTTTACAAGAATATATTCTCCAGGATCTAAATCTTCACCTACTTTAAATGTACCGTTTGTTAATTCTAATGAATAATTTTTATTCTCTTTAACATTTTCTGAATTTGATTGAACAGAATTGCTACTTGAATTCGAACTACATCCAACAATGCTAACGCATAGCACAAAACATAAAATAATACTTAATATTTTCTTCATAACTCACCATACTCCCTCTTTTTTATTTTTCTTAAATTGTAGCAGAAAGCTATCAATATAGCATTACTTTCCAACATAATTTGATAAAAAATTAATTTTTCCCCTATATACATATAAAATATTTCGAAATACCTCTTTTGACTTAATGTTTAGTAGTATAATAATGTTATAAATATTTCGAAAAAATAATATATATAACTTATAACTTGGTGTATAATATATATAAAGAATAAAATAGAACATTTGTTCTATGAAAAACGAGTTAAGGGGGAATCTATTTGGAAGAAAAGAGTGTATTATTAGAAAGAAAAGAAGAAATATTATTAGTAGACGATGAAATATTAGAAGATATAATAAAAAAAATGCAAAAACAAGTAGAAAAAAATAAATCTGTGTAAAAAAGAGGGACTTAGAATTAAGTCCCTCTTTTCATGCTTATTACAAGCTTTATTATATTGTTGAATTCTTCATCAGATAATTGGTCTGCCAGCTGAAGTGCTTGCTTTTGCTTTTCTGTTAGATCTTCGATAGGTTTTTTATTTTCATTAATCCCTAACAAATAATCAACTGTAACACCGAAAAATTTTGCTAACTTAAACAAAGTATCTGAATCACATTTTCTTCTATTATTCTCCCAATTGTTTACAGTTTGTTTACTTACGTTCAAAACTTTTCCCAAATCTTCCTGCGTAATATCTTTTTCCAGTCGCAATTCTCTTAGTATATTTCCTTGTGTTTTCATCATGTTTTTCCTTCTTTCTCACTCATTTCCCTCTATATATAATATTCTACTTTCTGAATACTATTCCCTCTAAATTATAAAGTGATTATAACATATTTAATCGAACAAATAATTGTTATTTCAAGAAAGTATAACAAACAGAAAACTTTTTCGGAAAAACTATTGACAAGTACACGAAACGTATATATAATAAAAGTATAAATTAAATCAAGGAGGTGCAAGAATGAACTTGATGAATTTAAAAATATACAGAAATGTATATGGTTACACTCAAGAAGATTTAGCAAAAGTATTAGGAGTAACTAAAACAAGTTATGCAAATAAAGAAACAGGAAGAAGAAAAATAACATTAACCGAAGCTAAGACGATGGCTGATTTATTTGACGTCAGCATAGAAGAACTTTTTTTTAGTCATGAAGTCCACATAAAGGATACTCAATCAAGAAAAGTATGCAGTAATTTGTAATTAAGGGGGATTAAATAACATGGATTACATAAACGAAATGAATAACTTAGTACAAACTATATCATCAAGAGAAGTAGCTAAGATGATGGAAAAAGAACATTGGGAAGTACTTAGAATGATTGAAGGTAACAAAGATGTTGTAGGTATAATCCCAGTTTTAATAGACCACAGTTTTGTGGTGAATGAATATTTTATAGAAAGTGAATATAAAGCAAGTAACGGTAAATCTAATAAGTGTTATGAATGTACAAAAATGGGTTGCGAAATGTTAGCTAATAAACTTACTGGTGAAAAAGGAATATTATTTACAGCAAGATATGTTAATAAGTTCAATAAAATGGAACAGTACATAAAAGAACAACAACCAAAAGTTCCAACTACATATAAAGAAGCATTGCAACATTTACTAGTACAAGTCGAAGAAAATGAAAGACTGCAATTAGAAAATCAACAACAAACAAAAGTTATAGAAAAACAGTCCGAAGTTATAGGAGAAATGGCTCCAAAGGCAGAGTATTTTGATGCTTTAGTAGATAACAACTTACTTACAAATATAAGAGATACTGCTAAAGAATTAGGAATAAAAGAAAGAACTTTTACAGAGTGGTTAATTCAAAAGAATTTATGCTACAGAGATAAAAAAAGAAAAATTAAACCTTATGCAAATAAGATGAAGTACTTTGAATTAAAAGAATTTACAACTGCTTGGGGACATAGCGACACACAAACACTTATAACTCCTAGAGGTAAAGAAACCTTTAGATTACTTCTTATAAAAGATGGATTAATAAAAGATCATAACAAGCAATTAGAGTTAGGATTACCAGTTAACGAAGTTACAAAATCAGATTTTTATAATTAGGAGGATTAAATATGGAATACACAAAAGAAATAAACAAAATAGTGGAAGGAATAAATTTTGTAAATAAAACAGTAAAACCAACAAAGAAATACAAAAAAGTATGTGAATACTGTGGAAAAGAATTTGAAACAAACAGAGAAAATAAAAAATATTGTAGTGCAGCTTGTAGAAATAGCTACCACGTTGAAAAATACCAACAAAAGGCAAAAGTAAAAGTAGAACAAGAAAAAGGAAAACAAACAGTAAATAACAACTTAAAAGTTTTAGAAAGTGAGTTAGGATTTATACCAGTATATCAAACTGAAAAAGGAGCAAAAGTTGTATATGGTAGAGATTTACATGAAGGATTGGAAATAACAGATAGATTTTCAAGATGGTTTGAAAGAATGTTAGCATATGGTTTTGAAGAAGATGTAGATTATACAAGTGTGAAAAGTTCCACAGTTGTAAATAATGGTGCTGTTAGAGAACTTGATGATTATATACTTAAATTAGATATGGCTAAAGAAATAGCAATGTTACAAAGAAATGCCAAAGGTAAACAATACAGACAATATTTCATAAGAGTAGAAGAAAAATATAAACTAATACAATCACAAATATCACAAGAAGATAAAGCATGGCTAGAATTAAAACACTCACAACAAGATGAAAATGCACAGTATTTGATAAATGTTACAACTCAAAAATTAGCAATAGAATTTAACAAAACATTAGCGAAAGAAATAGACGGAGAAGGCAGAAGGATAACTCTAACAGAGTTGGCAGATAAACTTAGTCAAATGGCAGGATTCAAAATAGAAAGTATAAATATAACTAACTTCTTAGTTTATAAAGGATATTTCACAAAAAAACAATTTCCAAGACGTGGCTCATTTATCGTAAACGGAGTTGTTATAGGAAGATTAGAAAGAAATTACCACAGACAACCAACAGAAAAATTTTTAACAGAATTTGCAAATAAAGGGTTAGCACTTACAAAGCCTGCTGACGAAAGAGATAAAATCGTTTGGGAATTTACAAATAAATTTGAAAAATATTTTGAACAAACTTTTTTAGAAGAATTTATATACTATGTACAAAATACAGAAAAAGGTTGGGAGTAATAGGAGGTAACTAAACATGGCAACTTATATAAAAACAGAACATTTCTTCAAAAGAGAAGTAGAAGCAGTATCAGACATATTAAGAGCTAGAGGATTTAGGGAAGAATGGAGCATCATAACTCCATACCAAGCAGAAATAAAAATGTTTCACGTGTTACAAAACAAGTTTGCACTACTTAGAAAACAAGGCAATAACACAGTAGTTAATTATAGCAGATAGGAGGCATCATGTTAGCAAAATACATAATAGTAAGTATCATATTTAGCTTAGGTTTCGTATTTGGGGCTTGGTGGCACAGCATACATAATTAGGGGGTGAAAGTATGGCAAGTGAATTTGAAAAGATGTTAGTAAGAAATATGGACCAAAGCGAACTACTTCAAACAATATCAGAAAGAATTGACTTAGTTGATATCGTTGAAAAATTTCGTTATAGCGAAGACTATGCACCATGTGAATATCTAACAATAGAACAATTACAGGAGTATCTACATTGTGGCCGTAACTATGCTTTACAGGTAGCAAGATATGGACTTAGCACAGGAGAATACACAGTAAATCATATGGGGAGAAAGTATCTAGTAGACAGAATAAGTTATGACAAATATGTCAAAAGAAAACTAGGGAAGTCTTTAAAGGAGGTACTATAAATGACAAATCAAGAGTTCAGAAAAGAAGCAAATAAGCTATTTGACAAAGTTGAATACATCAACGAAAACAGCGGCTTTATAAGTGCTTTTCTAGGATTACATCACCTAAAAGGAATAGACAAACCATTTTACAGTCTAACTCTTAGAATAGACCAATACAAAACAAACGACACATTTCTATACACATCAACAGGAAGTAGAGACACAGAATACACAATTTCAAAGATGCATCAAGTATTAGATGCAGTTATCGAAGGTGTAAAGGAGGTGGTTAGATGAAATGTACACCAGAGGTCCTAAACTACTTAGCAAGTAAATATCCAAACATGACTGTAAAGCAACTTATAGAGTTAATGAACTCAAAATGCAACTGGAGATAAGGGGGGAATAACAAATGAAGAGTAAAAAACAAATCTATGAAGATGTAAAAGAGCTTGTTGAAGCTCAAGACAAGAAAAACTACTTAGCATACTACAAAATATTCTTAGACAACTCAGGAAGAACTGACATACCAACAGAAGAAAAAGAAGCTATTATCAATCAAGCATACAAAACTTATAAACGACAATCAGAAAAATTATACGACATCTTAGATCATGCATACCTAGATTTTATCGCATAACAAAATAAGCTATCTAGAGGTACCAAATCTAGATAGCTATAAATCAAACACTATATGTAATATAAGATACTTAAATTATACCATAAGAGGGGGATAATATGAAGTTAAAATTACAATCTGAGGGAGTAAAAAACTCAGATATAAAAACACTAGAACAAAGATTATTCCTAGTTAGACTATACAGAAATACTACTGACCCAGAAGGAAGATTAGGATTTATCGAAGGAGCTGAATTTGCTCTAAGAAACAGAAAGTTTATGACATTAGATATATTTAAAGAACACTATAAAGACACATTAAAACAAATAGGAAATAGAAAACATGATAGTTACGAAAGCAGTTTATTATATGCTTTACGACTTAATATAGAAGAATTAGAAAAGGAAGGTGAATAACATGAACTTGCATCAAAAGCTAGTAGAAATAAGAAAAAATATCAAAGGCTTTTCAAAAGACACTAAAGGATATGACTATATATTTGTAAGTGGAACTCAAATTTTAAGAGCTATTAAAGATAAAATGGACGAGCTAGGAGTGTTATTAGTACCAGAGATAGATTATAGTACATTTCATTGGGAAAAACATGAATATGTAACAGCAAAAGGAAAAGAAAAATTAGATTTTATAGTTACTGCAAAAATGACATACACATGGATTAATGCCGAAGAACCAACAGATAAATTGGTAGTTCCTTGGGTTTGTATCGGACAACAAACAGATGATATCAGCAAGGCTATGGGGACAGCACTAACATACAACGAAAGATACTTTCTATTGAAGTTCTTAGGAATACCAACAGATGAAGATGATGCTGATTCTAAACCACCAACCGAAGCACAAAGAAGTTATAGCAATAATTATAATTCTAAAAAATTATCGGACAAGCAGTTAGCCAGACTTTTCGCATTAGGATATAAAGCAGGATTTAATAATGATAAAGTAAAAGAGCAAATTTTTAAGAAATTTAATGTAGAGCCTAAAAATTTAAATAAACAACAGTACGATACAGTATGTTTAGGATATGAAAATCTTATAGGGAATGGAGAAAATTAATATGATGTTACCTAAAAGAATTTGGAAAGATATAGAAGGTTATGAAGGAATTTATCAGATAAGTAATTTAGGAGAAGTTAAAATTTTAAAAACTAAAAAAATAAAGAAACCTTATTTTAGAAAAAACTGTAAATATGAAATGATAAATTTAAATAAAAACAAAACTCAAAAAAGTTTTTTAGTTCATAGATTAGTAGCAAAGACATTTATACCAAACCCAAATAATTATCCGATAATTAATCATAAGGACGAAAATAAACTTAATAATTGTGTTGAAAATTTAGAATGGTGTACTCAAAAATATAATCTCAATTATGGAACAGTAAAAGGAAGAATATCTGAACATAGAAAGGGACAATTCGCTTATGGTGATAATTATCAAGCTGAAAAAATTTTATGTATAGAAACAGGTATAACTTATAGTTGCATTCAAGAAGCTGCTGATAAGACCAAAATAAATAGAAGTTGTATTTCCGCATGTTGCAGAGGGAAACAAAAAACAGCAGGTGGATTTCATTGGAGTAAATTACAAGCTAAGATTGACAGTAAGCAAACTATATAGAGAAACTAGAGAGATAAGTAACAAAAAAAGAAAGGAGTTTATTCTCCTTTCTCCGAGTTAACTTTAACATAATCTTTTAAAATTTTAATTATTAGATTTGATAAAGTCCTATCTTCTTTAATTGCTATTTGCTCTAGTTTTTCTCTTAAATCATTTGGCATTCTAAATGTAAATTGTTTAGTTGTCATAACACACCACCTTTATTTTTTATTTACATTTTAACATATTTAAGTAAGATAAAGCAATATCATTATATTATTTTGCAAGACAAGTATTTACAATGTAAGACAAAAATAGTATAATATAACTATAAAGATACGAAATTTGACATTTTATAAAAGGAGGCGAGCAGAATGGATGAAGGTAAAAATGAAATTAGATATCGCAAGAATAACTTTCTGAGTGAAGGTTATGGGATATTACCTAAGTTAGTTATGAGAGATAAGAAATTGCCTATAGAAGCTAAGGCTATATATGCTTATCTAGTTGCATTTGCAGGCAATAAATATACTTGTTACCCAAGTAGGGATTTAATGTGTAAAGAGCTGAATATAGGTAAAAACAGATTTACAAAATATCTAGATCTGCTAAAGGAATCAGGATATATCAAGGTAACCAATACTCAAAACGGAAATTTAAAATCAAAAAATATATATGAAATCATAATGGATGAAAGAGATAGACAAGAAATTCTTCGATGTCTTCAATTTCGAGACACCGAAGCTCGAGACACCGAAATTCGAGACCTCGAAAACAAAGACACTAATAGTAACAGTATAAATAGTAACAGTATAAATAGTAACAGTATAAATACTACTGATACTGTTATTTCTTTAGATGTTATAGATAATATATGGAAATTATATCCTAATAAGAAAGATAAAGCTAAAGCATATAAGTACATTAAAAGAATACTTACAAAAGAAAAGATAAGTGCAGAAGAATTAGAAAGAGCGGTAAAAAGATATGCTAAAGAAAAAGAAAATACAGACAAGCAATATATAAAACATGGAAGCACATTTTTTAATGGAGCTTATATAGATTATTTAGATGAAAACTACCAACCAAGTGAATCAGTTCAACCAACTACAAAAATCGAATCATCATTAGACTTGCTAGACTTGATAAATGGACCTGGGGAATAGGAGGATTTATGAACAATTATTTATACAATTTAGAATATGAAAGAATAGTTCTCGGGATGGTATTGTTAGAACCTAACTTATTTGAAGTAATACAGGATTTATCGGAAGAAACTTTTTATTTCGAATATAACAGAGTTATTTATAAAGCAATGAAGCTACTGGATAAAGAAAAATCACCGATTGATCTAATAAGTTTAGTAAATAAGATAGAACAAATAGATAATACAGTTGAAATGATGTATATAACGAATTTGAACCAATATGCTACAACAGCAAGTAATATAGAGTTTTATATTGGTGAAATAAAAGAAATGAAACAAAAAAGAGACACGATAGAACTTGCTAAAAGCCTTATAGAAGGGATTCAAACAGGGAGAAATATAAATACTTGCATTAACACTTTTGAAACTGGCACAAAGGTAAATAAAGAAGTAGATGAAGATAATGCATTAAGTTCTATAATAGCAAATATGTTTGACAAGTTAGGGGAAAAGATAGAACGTGTATTAACTGGAATAAAAATAGTGGACAAGCTAACAGAAGGTGGCCTAGCTAAAAAAGAATTACTTACTATAGGAGCTAAAAGTGGAGTTGGTAAAAGCGCTATGAGCTTAAGAATGGCTATTAATATGTTAAAACAGGGCAAAAAAGTCCTAATAGTTAGTAGAGAAATGAGTAAAGAGCAAGTAGCTGAGAGAATTTTACTAAGTTATGCAGGGATAACAAGACAAGAATATCGCAGCGGAGAGTTATCTTCAGGCAAAACCAAGAAAATAATAGAGACTATGGAAAGTTTGAATACAGATAAGTTGAGAATAGACGATAGTATAAGCACGATAGCACAAATTAAAAAGGCACTAAGAATGTATAAGCCAGACGTACTGATAGTAGATTATGTACAACTATTAACTCCAACAGATACAAAAGTCTCTAGAGAACGACAGGTAGCGGAATTGTCGAGGGAATTAAAGAATATAACATTAGATTTCAACATGATAGTAATACAACTAACACAGTTAGCGGATAAAGGTACTGGAAATTATAGACCGCATGGAGAAACTTATTGTAGAGAATCAAGGGCAATATACCAAGATAGTAATCAAGTGGTTTACATACATGAAGTTACAGAAGAGAAGGAATTAGAACAAGCATGGAAAAGAACAGGTTTTAATGAAGGTACTAGACTAGAAGAATTTATCGAAAGCATGAGAGATAAAAAAGAAAAAGGCTATACATTAGTTGAAGTCATTCTGGATAAGAATCGAGATGGAGATAAAGGGTCTAGATATTATCTGTTCTGCGGAAAAGAATTAATGTATTATCCTATAGGAAATAAATAGGGGGTGCGGAGATGGAACTGTATAAAAATTACAACGAAAAAACCATAAAACTTATAAAAGAATTAGGATTTTATGGCAAAACACCAAAGGAAATAGAATTACTAATTGTTTTAGAACTAGAAAAATGCAAGAAAAATAGCACTTATGAGGAAATAAAAACCATTGCAGAAGTTCAAGGACGTTTATTGGAGCATATAAAAACTATAAAGTAACTACAGGGGCTTGTTAGTCCCTCAGAAGGGGGTAATCAAATGGCAAAAAGACTATCAGATATAGAAAAGAGAAAAATAAAAAGATTGCATAGCAAAGGTTATTCAATACTTGCTATCTCAAATGAGCTAAATAGAAGTGATTGGACAATAAAAAAATATATAAACGAAATGCAACTTACTAAACCCAAAAAAATAATGGACCTAACAGGAGAAAGATATGGAAAATTAGTTGTATTAGAACTAGATCATATAGAAAGAAGTATAAAATACTGGAAATGCAAATGTGAATGTGGAAATACAACAGTCGTGAGAGAAGGCAATCTAAAAAGTGGGACAACTAAGAGTTGCGGATGCTTGAGGAAAATATCTAAAAAACATGACGAGGTGACAGTTCAAAAAATAAAACCAAGACATAATAACGGCGGTGTATTTTTCTTA